AATGAATATGATCCTGTAAAACTTTATCTTGATCATTGCTACAACGAAATCCAACCAGCTTATATTGAATCTTTAGCCTCAACATATCTACGGCCACAGGATCAAAACCTGACCGAGCCGACAATATATGACACCATGCTGAAACTAACTTTAATAAACGCAGTAAGGAGAGTTTATATTCCTGGGTGCAAGCATGACACCGCCACTGTCTTACAAGGTTCACAGGGAATAAAAAAATCATCATTTTGGCAGACACTGTTCGGCCCTTTTTTCTCAGATGCTCTTGGTGATATTTCCTCCAAAGATGATCTTCTCGTTCTTCACCGTTCATGGGGAATGGAATGGTCCGAAATTGATGGTGTAACATCCAGAAAACACGCAGGAGTGGTAAAAGCTTTTTTATCTCGTGCCACTGATCTTTTAAGAGTTCCTTACGGAAAGGCCGTAGAAGAATGGCCCAGACGTGGGATTATTTGTGGAAGTACAAATAAAGAATCAGGGCTGCTGATAGATGATACAGGCAACCGAAGATTTCATATAATTCCCTGCACTGCAAAATCTATTGATCTTGATTCTTTACAACTGGAAAGAGACAGTTTATGGAGCGGTGCGGTTCATGCTTTTAAAAATAAAGAACAGCATTTTTTATCGACTGAACAGGAAAATCAGATCGAAAAAGAAAACCTTGGATATATGGTGGATTCTCCTTGGCTTTCAGTAATAACTAATTATCTAAACGACCCAGCTAACGCTGTAAAAGATATTACTATTGAGCTTTTATTAACTGATGCTGTAGAAAAACCTATCGAAAGACAAACAAAATCTGACATTATGACTGTCTCATCAATTCTCAAATCCTTGCATTATGAACGTAAAAGAAAACGATTAATGGGAACACCTAAATGGGTTTGGTTCCCACCTGTTCTTACCCCTGTTCTCACTACCGAGAACGCTTAAAATCCCCTCTATAACTATCTTCTATATATATGTTCTCTATGTTCTCTATGTTTTATATATAAATATAATGATAGGTAATATAGGGGTAATATAGGGGTTAGGTAACTCTTAAGCATTTATGGGAACACTTGGGAACTTGGGAACACCCCTCAGTCTCAAATGAGTCTCAAAATTAAGAAATATTCATATTCTCTCATTTGAGTGTAACATCTATGTAATGGCTAAAAAAGGTACAAAATTAGAAACAATTATTAGATCACGCAAACTTGGCGAGATTATTGCCAAAGGTGGTCGTAGATCTGATTGCGTTAGATATGCTTTGAAAAACTGGGGGGTCAGTTCTACAACAGCAGATAAATATTTAGAGATTGCTAGAGCCGAGATGAAAGCTGATTGGGATTTGGAAAGACCTGAAATGGTGGCAAATCTTTTATCACAAGCTGCAACGTTACAAATGGAAGCAAGAGAAAAAGGGCATTTACATATTGCTCTTGGTGCTATCAATACAGCAGCTAAACTTGCACAGATTATTTCGTGAGCATTTTAGATACAGTTCAACCTGGAAAAGTTTTATATCAGATAGGGGCATTTGATTTGCCGACAGCACAACAAACAATAGATCGTATTAATCAAGATTTATTACCTCATCAAAAAACCTTTTGTGATGACATGGAGCATCGCAAGCTTGCATTAGTTTGTGGGTTTGGTGCAGGTAAAACTTATGCTTTATGTTCTAAAGCTGTGATGCTTGCCTGTTTAAATATTGGTCATGTATCTGCTGTTTTTCAGCCAACAGCACCTATGCTTCGGGATATTTTAATTCGTACATTTAATGAACTATTAGACGAATGGCAAATACCTTATACTTTTAGAGCATCACCTTTACCTGAATACCAACTTTCTTGGGAGGAAGGAACACATACAATCTTACTTAGAACAATGCTTACTTATCAAAGATTACGAGGTCAAAACCTTTGTGCAGTGGGATTTGATGAGGCAGATACTATTCCAAAACGAGACGCAGAAGCTGCTATGAACATGGCACTTGCAAGACTTAGATCAGGTAATATTCAACAGTTTTATGCAACTACAACTCCCGAAGGTCATGGCTGGGCATTTGAAACATTTGAAAAAAATAAAAAATCTGATACAGCATTAATACAAGCAAAAACGGCTGATAACCCTTATCTTCCAGATTCATTCATTCCGTCTTTGTATGAGAATTATCCACCGCAGTTAATAAAGGCTTATCTTCTTGGACAATGGGTCAACCTTACTCAAGGGCAAGTTTATGACAGGTTCTCTAGGGCAGATCATGTCATCGACAAAATACCGTTTGATATCAAGATGGAAACTCTTTTAATAGGAGTCGATTTCAACGTAATGAACTGCAACGCAGTGGTTGGGATAAAAGATGGTAATAAGCTGATGATCATTGATGAGATATCAAAACAAAATGATACAGATGCGTTGGCACAGGAAATACGCAGACGTTATAGTTCAAACAGAATATTAGTTTATCCAGACGCTAGTGGTTCAGCACGTTCAACAATCAATGCCTCTAAAACAGACATCGCAATCTTGCAAAGTTACGGATTCAGTTCAATGGCTCTCAAGAGCAACCCCTTTATCAAAGATCGAGTTGCAACCGTCAATGCGTTATTACAAAACGGCAAAGGGGAAAGACGTTTGGCGATTCATGCCAGTTGCACTCGTCTGATTGAATGTTTAGAATTGCAAAGTTATGACGAAAAGACAGGAGATCCCGATAAACAGAATGGCTATGACCATCATGTTGATGCACTTGGTTATTTAATTTATCGTGAATTTAATTTATTATATTTCCGTTCAGGTAAGAGTACTGGAATTAGGCTTTATTAGTATTATTCTTTAAACTATAGTTAACAGTATTAATGGACTCTTAAAATGTACTCAGGATATAACCATTACAACAGAGAAAAATCAGCGACAGGCACTACAATTATAGACCCTAACAGTGCATGGTTTGCTCAAGAACCTCACTGGCCGCTTATTGAAGATCTCCTTGGTGGTACATACCAGATGAGAAGTCGTCACCGAAAATACTTGCCGCAAGAAGTAAGAGAACTTGATGAATCTTATGACAACCGTTTGGCAAGATCAGTTTGTCCACCATATTTTGTAAGATTGGAAAGAATGATGGCAGGGATGTTAGTAAGAAAGCCTGTAAGGTTAAATGATACGAGTGACGATATAAGACTTCATATGTTTGATGTTGATTTGGAAGGTAATGATCTCAATGTATGGACTTATGAAACTGCAAGAAAAATAATCCGTTATGGGCATTGTGGTGTTCTTGTGGATGCACCTGCGGCAGGTCAAGCTGGTAGACCTTATTGGATTACCTACACGCCAAGAGAAATATTGGGCTGGAGAACAGAAATGATTGACGGTAAATTAAAATTTACACAACTGAGGTTATTAGAAAAAGTATTTGAACCTGATGGTTTATATGGTGAAAAGGTAGTAGAGCAGGTAAGGTTATTAACCCCTGGAGCTTATGAAATTCATAGGAAAGGCAAAAATAATGAATATGTAAAGTTTGATGAGGGAACAATGAGTTTACCTGAAATACCTTTTGCTGTTGCATATTCCAACAAGATAAACTTTATGGAATCAAGGCCACCGATGGCTGATATTGCAGAATTAAATTTAAAGGCATATCAATTACAATCAGACTTATCAAACCAGTTGCATATATCTAGTGTACCAATGCTTGCTTTCTTTGGTTTTCCACAAAGCAGTGAAGAAGTAAGTGCAGGTCCAGGGGAAGCGATTGCATTTCCAGCAGAAGGCCGAGCAGAATATATCGAACCTAGTGGCAATAGCTTTGAGGCACAATTTAAACAGATAGATCGTGTTGAGAAACAAATTAATGAACTGGGATTGGCGGCAGTACTGGGTCAAAAATTAAGTGCAGAAACAGCAGAATCTAAAAAAATAGATAGAAGCCAAGGCGATAGCACGATGATGGTAATTGCCCAACAGATGCAAGATATGATTGATAACTGTCTTACGTTTCATGGTCAATATTTAGGAAGTGATGGCGGTAGTTGTTTTGTTAACAGAGATTTCGTGGCACAAAGATTAGAACCTCAAGAGATCCAGTCATTATTACAGCTTTATACAGCAGGTACGATCACCCAAGAAACATTACTTACTCAATTACATGAAGGAGAAGTTCTTGGTGATGAATTTGAAGTGGAAGAAGAAATCGAGGCAACAGAATCTGGTGGGTTAAGAGAAATATCAGAACCTATAGCGGAGGCAGATGAATCAATGCCAGCAGATGAATAATGGCAACACCAGAATCATTTTATAGAGAAGCTATTGATTTAAATAGGTATAGCAATCGAGTCGCTAGAGAAATTGTAACGAATTACAACAATGTAATTTTAGATTTAACTAATAAGCTGGCGACCATTGATGAAGTTACAGCACCAGCAACGGTGGCAAGAATTAGGGCGATGCTTGTACAAATGAAAGAAAGCTTAGAAACATGGTCAACAGGAAGTAGTGCTTATATGATTGATGAATTACAAAGCTTGGCAGTATTTCAATCTGGTTTTATTGCTGATGAATTACAGAAAGTTTTACCAGTAGGGGCTACTGGTGTTAACAGTGTAAAAATATCTCCTGATTTTGCAAGAAGTATTGTTATGACTGACCCGACAGAAGTAAATATATTAACGCTGCCAAATAACTTAGAACCAATTGTCCAAAGAACATTTAATTTAACGGCTGCCAAAGGTTCTGCCATTACTTTGCCTAATGGTGAAGTTGTTGCTAAAGCTTTCCGTGGCATATCTACTAAACAGTCAGAATTAATTTCTAGTCAGATTCGTATTGGTATTACAGAAGGAGAATCCATACCAAAGATCGCAAAAAGATTAAGAGGCCGTTTGCAATTTGGTCGTAATCAAACGATGACGGCAAAAGCACAAAGATTAGCTGCTGGCGATGGAATGAAATTAGCTAACAATCAAGTGATGACTATTGTTAGAACTTCTGTTAACCAAGTACAAAATGCTGTGAGTCAGTCAACTTATGCAGCTAATCAAGATGTAACCCAAAAGTATGAATATGTTGCAACTTTAGACGCAAGAACAAGCACAATTTGTGGCAGTTTAGATGGACAAAGATTTAATTATAACGAAGGACCATTACCACCTCAGCATTTTAATTGCAGGTCTACCACTGTACCAATAATTGATGATGAAGATTTAAGACGAAAGTTTCCTAATACTAGACCAAGTGCAACTGGTAGAGTTCCTCAAGATACCAATTACGCAACGTGGTTAAAAGATAATCCCTCTATTCAAGAAAAAACATTAGGAAGTAAAAAGAAATTTTTTAATTATTTAATTAATAAGAAAAGAAAAAGTCCTAAACAAGCTCTGCGATTAATTATAAAAGAAGATGGAACCGAACTTACTTTAAAAAATCTAATTGAAAAATACCCTAAAGCGTAAAACAAGTTATTATTGAAATAGTTACGTTGAAAATTATGCCAGGCTATCATGGTTCAATGAAACCAAAAAAGAAAAAAAAGAAAGGTAAAAAATAATGTATGTATTTAAAAAAGAAGGAGAAGAGACAACTCCTGTAACAGATTTTTCTAAGATGTCTAAAGGTCAGCTAGAACAACATGGCAGAACTCTTGGCATTGAGCTTGATAAAAGGTTAAGCAAGTCAAAATTAATTGAACAATTAGAGGAAATTTCAAAATGAAAAAAGGATCTAGAGTTAGCTGGATGTATGGCGGCAAAAGAACTTATGGCAAAGTTACAGGAAGTGGAGGAACAAGGGCATCAATAAAAGGTCCATCAGGAGGTACTGTTACAAGAGTTGGAACTAAAGAAGACCCTGTAATAAAGATTGTATCTGAATCAACTGGTAATGCTGTGTTAAAAAAAAGATCAGAACTTAAGGCAGCACCTAAAAAGAAAAAGTAATGGCTATTACTAGAGGAGGCCATACATTTGACGGTGTTGATAAACCCATAAGAACCCCAGGCCATTCAAGTGGTAAATCTCATGCGGTTGTAATAAAACAAGGTGATGGTTATAGGATTATAAGATTTGGGATGCAAGGTGCAAGAACAAAACCACCAAGGAAAGGCGAATCGGATGCAGATAAAGCAAAACGCAAAAGTTTTAAGGCACGTCATGCAAAAAACATTGCAAAGGGAAAAACAAGTGCGGCATATTGGTCTAATAAAATTAAGTGGTAGGTTTGAGCAGATAGTGTAAAATGGTGATATAACTTAATTAAGGCTACGCTTTATTTTTATGGCAGACGAAAAAGAAACAGTGGCTACGCCACCAGTAAACAATGCAGAACTTGAAGCATTGAAAGAATCAGTAAAAAGGTTAGAGGCTAAAAATTACGAACTGATTGGTAAGTTAAAAAACCAAAAGGAAGAGAAGACAGTTCCTGATGATTATGATGCTCTTTTATCTTTTAAACAAAAGAAAGATCAAGAAGATTTAGAAAAAGAAGGTAAGTACACAGAAGCAACGCAAGCATTAGAACAGCAGTACAGAGATAAATCATCTGCTGACAAACAAAAGATAGAAGATTTAGAAAAACGTAATCGAGAACTGGAATTAATTGCACCAGCTATACAAGCATTATCAGATGTGACGCATGATCCAGAACTTGTCTTAAATAATTTTGTACCAAAAGAACAAATCCAGATAAAGGAAGGCCGTCCAGTTGTGGTTGATGGTTATGAACAATTACCAGTAGCAGAATATGTGAAGGCAAAATTAGAAAAAGAAAAGCCATATTTATTAAAAAAATCACCAGCGATTGGTGGTGGAGCACCCATTTCAAGACCATCTGGAGGTGGTGAAATGTCAGAAGAAATGATCAAGCCATTTTTAAAAAACTCAGAAAATCTTACAGAACAATCAAGAATCTTTAAGGTTTATGGTGTAGATACATGGAAAAAGTTGCGAGATATTGCAAAAACTCGCTAGAATATAGATTAAATTCTGTTACGCAGAATAAATATTTAGGGTTACGCCCACACCGTTTAAATTTATTTTAACAAAACATGGCTGTTTTAAGGAGTGACATCATCATTCCAGAAGTATTTACGCCTTATGTTATAGAGCAAACAACCGCCAGAGATGCGTTTCTCGCAAGCGGTGTGGTAGCACCTATGGCAGAGCTAAATGCAACTGAGGGTGGAGATTTCGTTAATGTGCCTTTCTTTTCCGCAAACTTAAGTGGAGATTTTGAGGTACTTTCAGATTCAAGTTCATTAACACCAGGCAAGATCACCACTGATAAACAGGTGGGCGTTATTTTGCATAGAGGTCGTGCATTTGAATCAAGAGACTTAGCTGCATTAGCAGCAGGGTCAGACCCAATGGCGGCTATCGGTCAGAAGATCGGTGCTTACATTGCAAACCAAAGACAAAAAGATTTACTTTCTTGTCTTGATGGAGTATTTGGTTCTGTTAATACAACAGACTCTAACGCTGCATTTTTTGGACTAACCATTGATGGTGGTTCTGGTGATACACCTACAGGTTTATCTCCTAGACACGTTGCAAAGGCAAAAGCATTATTGGGCGACCAAGGTGACAAGCTTGCAGCCGTTTGTATGCACAGTGCTATTTACTATGATCTCGTCGAGAGAAAAATGGTGGATTATGTATTAGCAACAGATGGTAATGGTGGATCTGCTACAGCATCTGGCGGTACTATTGCCCCTGCTTATGGCGGTGGAAACGATACAGTTCCTACATACTGTGGTCTAAGAGTTATCGTTTCAGATGACGTAACTACTACAGGTTCTGGTGCTTCTAAAGAGTACAGTACATACTTCTTTACTCAAGGAGCAGTAGCAAGTGGAGAGCAAGCTGGGCTAACAACAGAAACAGACAGAGATATTCTGGCTAAATCTGATGCAATGTCTATTGACCTTCATTACTGCTATCATCCTGTGGGAGCAAAATGGGCTGTTACTACAACAAACCCAACACCTGCACAACTACAAACCGTAAGCAACTGGTCGAAAGTTTACGAAACTAAGAACCTAGGAATCGTCAGGTCAACTAACGTTTCAACAATGGATTAATCGAGGTAAATTATTATGCCATCTTTATTTGAAGCTGCTGCTGGCTCTGCTTTAGGAGTTGTAACAGCACAAACAGGTTCTGTGACCCAAGCAACCAGTAAAGCTACTGGTGTGACATTAAATAATGTTGCTGGTGCGATCACAATGAACAATGCTGCATTAGCTGCGGCTGCTGAAGTTACTTTCACAGTTACTAACTCAAAAGTTAGTGCTGGTGACGTAGTTTTAGTGAATCATGGCTCTGTTGGAACAGCCGGCACTTATTTATGCCAAGCTAATACTATTGCTGATGGATCTTTTAAGATTTCTCTCGGTAACGTATCAGGGTCTTCAGCTAGTGAAGCTATCGTCTTGAACTTTATGATTTTCAAGGCAGGTTAATGGGAATGTTTGCTTTTAAGCGAATGAGAGAACAAGAAGCTGCCAAAGCGGTGGCTTCTGTTCAACCCACTAAAAAACGTAAACGCAAGCCAAAAACTAATGGCAGTAACGATACACACAACAGTCGGGAGCAGCATAGCTAATAGCTATATCAGTCTTCAAGAAGCCCAAGATATTATTGATGGCTTAATTGAGGATGATGATGTAACAGCATGGGCTAGTGCTACAACTGACCAAAAAAACCGAGCATTATTTACCTCTACGCAAAGAATTGATAGAGAACGATTTTTAGGTGCAAGAGTAAACGATACACAAGGATTACAATGGCCGAGAACAGGCGTAAGAAAACCTGATACATATATCAATACTTATGCTATTGGTTTTCCTTTTCGTATATCAACTGATTATTACACTGATACCGAGATACCAGATCAGGTAAAAAAAGCAGAAGCAGTATTAGCTGTTTATTTAAATAATAATAAAGATGGATTAGGATTAAGTGGCTTAGAAGATTACAAACGTGTAAAACTTGGTAATCTAGAAGCAGAGCCAAACTTTTATGGTTCTGTCGGTGCTGATCGAGTACCTCCATTATTTGAACGCTATTTTACTGGCTTACGAATTAGTGGACCAGGAAACGTAGCAATCAAAAGGAGCTAACCAATGTATTATTCCAAAGCAAAAATCATCACTAACACAAATACTCATTCGGGGAGGTTTGTAAAAATCGTAGCCTTAGTTGATACTGTTATTAATACATTAACTTCAGATGTTATTACAGGTACAACAACTTCAATAACTTTAAAACACAATGTTTCTTTAGAAGTAGATTGTACTGCTATAAAACTTGATAGCGGTGCTGTTATTGCCTATACAATCTAATGGGTTTAGCATCTTCTTTAAAAAAAGTTAGTAATAAAACACTAATGAAGTTTGGTGGCGATATAACTATAAAGAGAACCACTCAAAGTGCTTACAATGTTACAGATGGCACTGTTGTTAAGGCACAGACTTCTGTAACTATAAAAGGTTTTTTAGAAGGTGTTACAAGTCGTGAGGTAAATGATTTAGTTTCTCAAAATGATAAAAAAGTAATGGTATCAGCAGGTGCTATAACATTTACCCCTACCACTAAAGATAAAGTTATTATCAGTTCTATAGAATATAAAATCATTCAAATAGATAAAGAGGAACAAAATAATATAGATATACTTTATGTAATTTATTTGAGGGCATAATGGCTAGAGAAATAAATTTATCAAGCATAGGTAAACACTTTGAAGATAAAGTGATTCGTACTGTTAAGAAAGCCACTTTCAAAGCAGAAGTTGACATGAAATTTTTTACTCCAGTTGATACTGGTAATTTAAGAGAATCATTCGACAGAGAGACAAAAGATTTTATTGGAATAGTTTTTACAAATGTAGAATATGCTGAACCAGTTGCTTATGGAACAAATCTCCCTCCAAGTTGGGGTGGTCAATACAGGACAACAAAGCAAACTATAAAAGGATACCCAGAGATGATTGCAAAACAACTAGAACAATATATAGTTGATGAGTTTAGGAAGGCATAATGGCAGCAATAGATTTAAACACAGTTCGTCAAACAATAGAAGAGAGGCTTATTACAGAATTAGATGACACCCCACCTATTTCTGTTGTGTTAAACAATATGCCTTTTGATGCTAGTTCTAAAGATACATTTGTTCAGTGCCTTACAAGTTTTGGTTCTGGAAGTTATCTGACTATGGGAGGCACAACAAATTCTACAAATAGTGTTGTTGGGTTGATTGTCTTAAATATATTTACTGAAGAAGGTTTAGGCAGTGGGGCAAATTTTGTAATTGGCAAAAGACTTAGAGACTTATACAATAGAAATACAGTTTCTAATGTGATCTTTGATTCTCCGATAGGACCAGAAGTTTTAACGCCAAGTCCTGAAGGAAAATTCCAAACACAACTAAGGATTACATTTGAAATATATGAGGATCTTTGATTATGCCAAAACTTGAAATTACAGAAGAAATGCTTGACGTTATAGAAAAAGTAAAAGGAAGAAGAGAGGCAAACTACTGGGATCCAGAATGTAGAAAATATTATGAGGCACAACAAAATTCAAAAAAAGATGTGAAAAAGTCAGAAAAAGGTTAATATAAAATAAATACTTTCTTTTTGTTATGGCTGTAAAAGGTGATGTTGGAAAAATTATGTTCCATAATGCTGCTGGTACTGAGGCAGATGTAAGTGATTTAAGATCATGGTCTTTATCTATAACAAAAGACTTAATAGAAACCACAAAAATGGGCGACACCTTTAAAAGTAATGTAGGCGGTCTTATTTCTGGTACAGGTTCTGCAACTTTACTTTATAATCCTTCAGGCAACTCAGATTATCAGTCATTTATTGATGATGTTTTAACAACAGGTGATGCAGGTGATGCTTTGATAGAATTATTTCCTGATTCTGCAACTTCAGCTAAAAAAATCAGTTCAAGCATAATTATAGATAGTGCTGATTATTCAGCAACTCTTGGTGAAATAGAAGAAATTGCCATTACATTTACAACAACAGGTACTATAACTTCAGCTATATAGTATATTTTAAATAACAACCCCAATTTAATATGGCGACAAAAAGAACCGTAGACCTCATTACTGAAGCTTTTAGTGATGTAATGAATAACAGAAGAAAGTTTGAATTAAAAAAACCAAACGGAGAATTATTAAAAGAAATATTTTTTCCACCTTTAACTAGGTATGACAGAATACAAGCACAAGCTGCGGCTGGTTCTGATGAAGCATTAGCTGTCTCGACACGACTACTTTGCCAACTTGCACAAAACGAAGATGGGACAAGAGCATTTGCCTCTGCTGATGCCGAAAACCTAAAAAGATTTTTACCTGAAACAGTTTTAAATGATCTTGAATTATTTATGATGGATATTCAAGTTGATATTAATACAGCAAAAAACGAATAAAGCGAGATAACTGGTTAAATTTTGAGTTTTTTCTCGCAACAGAACTGGGTAAGACATTACAAGAATTAAGAAAAACAATTACAGAGGAAGAATTAATATATTGGGTTGCCTACTATGAAGTAAAAAATGAAAGAGAAAAACAAGAAATAAATCGTCAAAAGAACAAAACAAGGTAAGATATAATAAAGGTTATTTGTATTTGTGGCACAATCAACAGTAAAACTAATAGTTGATGCACAGAGTGCAATAAGACCTTTACAGCGAACGAATGACGCTACGAAAGCTTTAAGCAGTAGTACAGATAAATTAAAAGGTAGATTAAATAAAAGTAATAGGTCTTTAAGAAATACAGGCAGAGCAGCAAAAAGTTCAGCAGGGGGTGTAAGAACATTAACAGGAGCTTTAGGACCATTATTAAAAGCATTAGCATTAATTGGTGCGGCAAGATTTGTATTTGTACAGAGTGCTGAATTAGAAACTCAAAGAAAAAGCTTAGAAGTTCTTACTGGTTCATTATCAAAAACAAATTCTATAATTCAAGAATTACAAGCATTTGGTGCTGTTACACCATTTACAAGTAGTGAATTAATAGAACAGACAAAAAGGTTAAAAGCATTTGGTTTTGAAACCAGTGAGTTAGTTGATACCACAAAACGATTGTCTGATGTAGCTGGTGCTACTGGTGCTGACCTTACAGGGATTGCTACAGCCTTTGGACAGATAAGAGCAAAAGGCAAATTACAACAAGAAGAAAATTTACAGCTATTAGAAAGAGGAGTAGATATTACAACCGAATTAAAAAATATAACAGGAAAACAAGGAGAAGAATTTGAATCAATGATGAGAAAAGGACAGATAGGTGCTGATCTTGTTAACCAAGCATTAATAAATCTTACGAATGAAGGTGGTGCTTTCTTTGGTGGTGCTACGGCACAAGCTGAAACTTTAAACGGAAAACTTTCTACATTAGTTGATTCTATTCAGAGTCTTGCAAGAACTATTGGAGAAGTTTTAGGTCCAGCAATCAAATTTGTTTTAGACCAAGCAACTAAAGCGGTACAGGCAATAGACAATGTGTTTAAAAGATTTCAAAATATAGGTAAGATAGGTTTTGGTAATGTTTTAGATGCTGAAAATAAAGCACGAACTGATGCAGAAAGACTTACAAAATTAAAATTTGGGGATGATGTAAACCTTGGGTTGTTTGGTAATAAAGAAGCAAAAAAATTTTTAGAAGATCGAACAAAAGAACTTATAAAACAAAATGTAGAAACAGAAGCATTAAGACAAAAAGATTTTGAGCATAATGAAGAAAAAAAATCAGCAGCAGTTATACAAGCACAAAAAGCAGCAGAAACAAAAAAAATAGTAGAAGGTACTACTACTGCTGCAAAGGCTTTAAATGATGAAACAAAAGATATTGCAAATTCTTTTGCCGAGATAGGTGATACTATAGGAAGTCAAATATCAGATGCTTTGGTTGGTGCAATAAACGGTACAAAGTCATTAGGTGAAGCAGCTAAAAATATTATTAACGATTTAGCAAATTCATTATTAAGACTTGGTATTAACACTCTTTTAAAAAGCACAGGTTTTGGTATTTTTTCTAATTTACCTGGATTTGCAAATGGTGGCAGACCTCCTGTTGGTAGACCCTCGATTGTAGGAGAACGTGGCCCAGAATTGTTTACGCCTTCTGTTTCTGGGACAATTACACCAAACCATGCACTTGGAGGATCAACAAACGTAGTAGTAAATGTAGATGCTTCTGGTTCTTCTGTTGAAGGTGATGAAGATAGAGGTAGAGAACTTGGCCGTCTTATATCTGTAGCAGTACAATCTGAATTAGTAACACAAAAGAGACCTGGAGGTTTACTTGCATAATGGCTACTTTTCCTTCAATAACTCCTACTTACGGAGTACAAAAAAGATCCGCACCAAATACTAGAACTGTTCGTTTTGCTGATGGCTATGAACACCGCATAATTTTTGGCCTCGCAGAAAATCAAAACCCTAAAATTTATAATCTTACTTTTGAAGTATCAGAAACAGATGCAGATACTATAGAAACATTTTTAGATGCAAGAGCAAATGATAGTGCCAGCTTTACATTTACTCCTCCAGGAGAATCTAGTGCTTCACAATATGTATGCGAAGCGTGGAATAAATCTATACCTTATGTAAATAGAGCAAGAGTACAAGCCACATTTAGGGAGGTATTTGAACCATGACTGTTGCTAGTCCTTGGACAGCAGGTGCATCAAAAAATGCTGGTAATATTGTATGCCCTACAAATGGTGTAGCTGGTATGTTTTTTCGTGTTACTACACCAGGTACTACTGGTAGTAGTGAACCATCATGGACAAACATCATTGGTGAAAGTGTTTATGACAATAATATTGTTTACGAGGCTTTTAGTAGTATTTTTGATGATCTATCTAAAATAAATCCCACTTCTGTTATTGAATTATTTACCCTTACTTTAAAAACAGCTTTACATGGTGCTAACACAGTATATAGATTTCATTCTGGCACGAATCAAGTAAATCAAAATATAGTTTGGGCTGGTAATTCTTATACAAGGTTTCCAATAGTAGCTGAAGGTTTTGCTTTCCAAAGAGGTCAATTACCAAGACCTAAATTAATTGTAAGTAATGCATTAGGAACAATATCTGCCATTCTTCAGTCAGTAAATACTACAACTGCTGGTAATGATCTTACAGGTGCTACTGTCACAAGAATAAGAACATTGGCACGTTTTATTGATAACGGTAATTTTACAGGTAACAACCCTTTCGGTACTCCTGATCCTAATGCAGAGTTTCCAAGAGAAATCTATTCAGTAGATCGTAAGTCAGCAGAAAATAGAGAGGTTGTTGAATTTGAACTAGCAGCAGTATTTGATTTAGCTGGAATCAGAGTACCTAAACGTCAATGCACTAGAGATTTATTCCCTGCTATTGGTACGTTTGTTCAATGAGTTGGCAGGATGATGCATTGGTTCATGCGAAAGACCAAGATCCAAAGGAATCAGTGGGTTTATTATTAAACGTAAGAGGTAAAGAAAGATATTATCCATGCCAGAATCTAGCAATTACATCACATCAACATTTTATTTTAAACCCAGAAGATTATGTAAAGGCAGATAAATTAGGAGAGATAACTGCTGTAGTTCATAGTCACCCAACTTCAAATCCAGAACCTAGTCAAGCAGATAAAGTAAGTTGTGAACAAAGTAAATTACCTTGGCATATTGTTAATCCAAAAACAGAACAATGGGCTTATGTCGAACCAACAGGATACGAAGCACCATTATTGGGTCGTGAATGGGTTTGGGGTGTTACAGATTGCTGGAGTTTAGTCGTTGATTACTATAAACAAGAAAAGCAGATTATTTTAAAAGACTACGAAAGAACGATGACAGCAGATGAGTTTTTATTCGATCCATTGTTTGAAAGTTATGCTACACGAACAGGGTTTAGAGAATTAAGACCGAATGAAAGGTTAGAAGAGGGGGATGTATTGTTGATGTCTATTATGTATCCAACTTTAAATCATGTGGCGATTTTCTTAGGAGATATGGTTTTACACCATTTAGCAGATAGACTATCTTGTAGAGAGCCTTACTCTGAATGGTTGTTAAAATGTACTGGTAAGAGGTATCGCTATGCTCAAGAAAGTTAAACCTTATGGTGAACTAGCTGACTTTGTAGGTCATAAAGAATTTGATGCTGTAATAAATTCTACTGCTGATGCCGTTAAATTTTTAGTAAGTAACTTTCCACAGTTAGAAGGTCATATGAACGATAGACATTATCAAGTTATTGTTAATGATTACGATATTGGAGAAGATGAATTACATAATCCTATAGGCAGTGAAGGTGTAAGTATTGTACCTGTAATAAGTGGTGCTGGAGGTAGAGGATTAGGTAAAATTTTATTAGGTGCAGCTTTGATTGGAGGGGCTTTTTTATTTAACCCTGCTTTATCTTTTTCTTTTAGTAAAGGTGTTACTGGTTTTGGTGCATTAACAGGTGTATCAGGAGCAATTACAAAAGGTGCGATATATCTTGGTGCTTCTTTAGTTTTGCAAGGTGTATCAGATATGTTGTTTCCTTTACCTCAACAAAAAGATTTTAGCAATGAAGAAGATCCACGAATATCATTTAGTTTTTCAGGGGTGCAAAATACTGACAGGGCTGGAACCAGCATACCTTTATGTTACGGAGAAATCACAACTGGATCTGTAGTCATATCAGCAGGTATTGACACACAACAAGTCGTGGCAGGTGAAGCATAATGGGTAAAATTATAAGAGGTTCTAAAGGGCCACCAGCACCTAGAGAACCAGTAAGAGCCGAAGATACTCTTAACAGTAAAGAGTTTGCAACGATCCAAGATCTATTATCTGAAGGTGAGATCGAAGGTTTTGCAACACCATCTAAAAAAAGTATTGCTCGTAATAATGCAAATTATAATAATGCTTGTTTAGCTGATATTTTTTTAAACAATACTGCTGTTTTAAATGTCAGTCCAGACGACACTAACTTTACAACAAAATTAAGTAGCTTAACTGACTCAGATTTTAGTTTTGAAGATGTTACTTTTATTCCTAAATTTGGAGAAAGTAATCAAAAAGCAGTAGCAAATTTAGAAAATGCAAATCTACAAAAAACATCTAATACTGTATTAACAAACTCTGCTGTTGTTACTACATCATCATTTGTAGATAGCCCTGATCTTGCTACAGAACAACACGCAGCAGAAGTAACAATACAATTTTTAGCATTACAGAAATTTGAAACTAATGGAGACGTTTTAGGAACAGAAGTTAATTATCAAATACAACTACAAACAAACAATGGAAGTTTTACCACAATAGTAGATGAAACAATTACTGGTAGAAGTAAAGATTCATATTCAAGAGAACATACAATTAATTTACCTAATGATACTTTTGGTAATGCAAATTATACACAGGCAAAAATCAGAGTAAAAAGAATTACTGCTGATAGTGATCCAGATGTAATTCAAGACACCTTTGGAGTTTCAAGAATAGAAGAGGTTGTATATACTCCACAGGAATATAAAAATTGTGCATATTCAACGTTAAGAGTTAGTTCTGAGCAATTTAGTTCTGTACCACAAAGAGCATTTCGTATTCGTGGAATTAAAGTAAAAATTCCGGGTGCAGGTGCAAATAGTTCTGGAACCCCAACGGTAGATATAAATACAGGCAGAATACAATATCCCGACAACTATATATTTAATGGAACGATGGGTGCTGCTGTTTGGTGTACTTGCCCTGCAATGATATTGCTAGACGTTTTAACAAACCAAAGATATGGATTAGGTGTTCACATATCACCAGATCAATCTACCGATGCAAAGACATATGAAAGTATTGATTTGTTTAGTTATGTACAGGCATCTAGATACGCTAATGAAGAGGTAACATTAGATGATGGAACGAAAGAAGCTAGGTTTGCTTGCAATGCTTCTATTCAAGGAACAGTAGAAGCATATACCTTAATAAATGAATTAGCTGGTGTTATGAGAGGTTTTCCGATATGGCAAACTGGTTCAATAACACTTACTCAAGACAGGCCGACAGATTCTAGTTATTTATTTAGTTTGTCTAATGTAGGTGAAGGTGGGTTTTCATATTCTGGTAGCAGCTTAAAACAAAGACATTCTGTAGTTTCTGTAAGTTATTTCAACATGGATAGCAGAGAAATAGATTATGAAATTTTTGAGGATACTGCTGCTATAGCAAAGCTAGGAATTATTAAAAAGACAGTAAAAGGTTTTGGCTGCACATCAAGAACACAAGCTATTAGATTAGCAAAGGCAATACTCTTCAGTGAGCAACAAGAATCTGAAATTGTTAGCTTTACAACTTCGATAGATGCTGGTGCAATAGTAAGACCTGGAAGTGTGATTTCTATAAACGATCCAGTGCGTAGTGTTGAAAGAAGGTCAGGGAGGGTAAAAAGTGCAACGACTACTGTCATTACTGCTGATAGTAGTCAAGACTTATCTACTTTGCAAGGTACAAATCAAACTTTGAGTGTGATGTTACCTGATGGGAAAGTAGAAACAAAAACACTTGCTGCTGGTAATAGTATTACAAATAATGTTATTACTTTAAGCTCTGCACTATCACAAGTTCCAAGTGCAAATGCAATATGGATGTTGTCTAGTTCTGGAACTGGTGGTGTCGAACCTCAAACATTTAGAGTTATATCTGTAGAAGAACAAGATGGTGTAAATTATGCAATCACAGCATTAACTTATATTGCTGGTAAATATGCAAATATCGAACAAGATGAACCCTTACCTGTAAGAAATTTATCTTTGTTAAATCAGCCTAAATCCCCACCATCAGGTTTAGTTGCAGAAGAAAGAATTATTGTAAAAAACAAACTTGCAATAGTAAAAATAATTTTATCTTGGGTAGCAGTAACAGGTGTAAGTCAATACCAAGTCCAATACAGATTTAATAATGCAAACTGGGTAGTACAGGATGTATTTAGACCTGACTTTGAGTTAGAAGGTACTGAAGCTGGAACGTATGAATTTAGAGTATTTTCATATAATGCTGCTTTAAAAATTTCACTCACGTCAACAGACTTGACATTTGATGCTGCCGGTAAAAATGCACCTCCAGCAGATGTACAAAATCTACAAATGGAACCTGTAGATGTTAAAAATGTAAGATTAAAATGGGATCAATCAGTTGATCCAGACGTTTTACATGGTGGAAGAGTTTATGTAAGACATAGTTCTGTGACTGACGGCACTGGTACGTTTAATAATGCGATTGATCTTGTAAATGCTCTAGCTGGTAATAGTACAGAACAAATCGTACCCGCATTAGAAGGAGAATATATTCTTCGTTTTCAAGACGACCAAGGTAATTTTAGTACTGGATCAGCAAGTGTTCTTGTAGATTTACCAGATGTTCTAGATACACAAATCATTTTAGATAGTGGATCAAGACAGGATTTGTTATCTTATAGCGGTAGAAAAATAAATACTGAGGTTGATAGTACTAATTTAAGAATTATACAAGCCACTGGAGTAACTGATGGTGTGTATATTTTCCAAGACGGTAGTGCTATGGGTGCTACTTTTGATTTAGGTAGAGTTTATTCTTTAGATCTTAAAAGATTTATTAAGTCTGTTGGAGTTCAAGTACAATTACCCCCTCGACAATATCAAAACGCTTATTTAAACAATACAACAAGCACACAAACCGTAGCTGGTAGATCAATACCAGCTTTGACAATTGAAATTTATGTTGGTAGTGGACATAATTTAAGTGTAGGAGATCCTGTACAGCTTTCTATTAGTACTAATAATCCTTTAAATGGTATTTATACTGTTTCTGGAGTAGTTGATGCAAACTTTTTTCGAGTATCATTACCTTCTGTACAAAGTGGTGCTCCAACATTTTATTACGGTTCTGGACTTTTTCAGAAACAGACTTTTTTAGATCAACTTATACCAACAGGATCTTTTTGGGATGATTATGCAACTGATGGAAATTTTGATGGTACTTCAGCAGATACAGTAAATTGTAAAATGTTAGTAGCTTCAATAGATATAGACCCTGTTTATAGTTCTTTAAATTATACCAATGGAACAAGTTTTACTTACGTTCAAGATGACGGTAGCGAAGATGGTACTACGACTGGAACTGTAATAACTGCCACTGCAACAGGCCATGGTCTTGCAGTTGGGGACAATATTAGAGCAAGTTTTGGTAGTTCAAATAATGCAAATACTTTTTACACAATTAAAACAGTGCCAAATGCAAATAAATTTACTATAACTTCTCTCGTAAGTCAGGCTCTTACTAATAATTCAAATACATTTTTAAAATTCACAAAATTTGTCGGACTATCTAATGGTACTTTTAAGGGTAGAGCTTTTGCTTTTAAACTAGAATTAACAACTGGTAAACCTTTAGTTGAAAATATTAATATACAACAAGCAGGTATTGTAGCTTCGTTTACTGCAAGAACAGAAAATTCTTATCTAACAGGTAATGCAAGTAATCCAGTATCAATGGCTGCCCAACAGTCAGGCACATCACAAAAAAATATTACTTTTGCTAGACCATTTTTTACAGGTACATCAAGTCTTGGTGGTGCTAATGCCTTTAAACCAAATGTAGGTGTTACAGTTCAAAACTTATTATCAGGTGAATACGTTACATTATCTAGTATAAGTGGAACTGGATTTACTATATTAATAAGAGACTCAGGTAATTCACCTGTTGATAGAAGTTTTACATTTACGGCTGTCGGTTATGGTAAAGGAGTGTAATATGGAGGAAAAGATTTTTTAAATGTCTCAGGTATCAGACTACGATATTGCTAATGCTTCGGGTGCTGCGGTTCGTTCCGACATAAACTTAGTTTTTGATGCGATAAAAACTTTAAATAGTGGCAGTGGAGATCCTACTGGTGCTGTTGCATTTATGTTATATGGTGATACTTCAGATAATATTTTAAAAGTAAGAAACTCTGCAAACTCTTCTTTCACTGAAATTGGTAGTATTAACGAGGCAAATTTAGGTTTATTACCTATAAATGGTAATACTGCTATGACAGGTGGATTGCAGTTAAGAACAACAGGTTCTGCAACTGATTTACCTGTGAAATTTAGTAGTGATACTGATACTGGATTTGGTAGGTTTGCTTCAAATACACTTAATTTTGTATGTGGTGGCACTGAAAAATTAACTCTTACTGCAACTACCTTAGAATTAGGTGATAATGTAGACCTTAAATTAAAAAATGGTTCAGTTGCCATTAAGTTTGAATATGAAGGTAGTGGTAATTTAAATTTTGCTCTCCCAGTGGCAGATGGGGCTAATGGAAGTGTTTTACAAACAAATGGCTCTGGAACGTTATCTTTTGTAGCAATACAAGGTGTACCGACTGGAACTATATTTTGTTTTGCTGTTGCCTCTGTACCGACAGGTTATTTAGAATGTAATGGTCAATCTACAACTGGTTTTACTGCTTTGGCTGCTCTTGTAGGTGCTACTGTACCTGATCTTAGAGGTGAATTTGTTAGGGGTTGGGCTAGTAATACGACTGATTCAACAAGAGATCAAGGTCGACAAATTGGACAAGGTCAATCAGATGATATAACAAGCCATACGCATACTGCCAGTGGTACGGCTAGTGATCATAGACACACTTATGCTTTTGGACAAGGTAGTGACGCTGCTATAGGAGCTAATTTTGGTGGATCAGGAATTGCAAGTGTTAACTCAAGTGGAGGTCAAATAGCAGAATTAGAACAATCTGGTAGCCCTGATGGTCAACATTTTAAAGGTTTTACTGCACAGACTGGAGGAACAACAAACTCAGGAGGAACTGTACCGTTAACTGTTACTAACTCACCTACTGGAGGCACTGAAACTAGACCTCGTAACGTAGCATTAATGTACATAATAAAAACTTAATTATGGCAATCGAACCTGGTATATACAACTTCACGCTCCAACGAAGATCGGATCATACGATTCCGCTTATTTTTAAGGATTCTAATAATGCTGCAATAAATTTAACTGGATTTACAGTAGCAGCACAGGTTTGGGAGCAAACACGCACCACAAAATATGCTGATTTTGCTGTTACCTATACCGATAGGACTGCTGGATCTGTCAGCATTACTCTTACAGATACTCAAACTGCTACGTTTACTCCTGATATTTTAAGATATGACGTTTTAATAATTGATGCAGGTGGGTCTAAAGAATATTATTTAGAAGGTACAATATATATGAGTGAGGGCTATACAACAACATGACTTCAGTAAACATTACAACTGAAAGAAACACTGTCACTGTTAATGGTGATACTAATGTTGTTACAGTTGCAACGCAAGGTCCACAAGGTCCACAGTTTAGTAGCACAAATTCTTTATTGGTAGACAACAATAAAGTAAACAACTCTGTAGTGTATTTTGACCAAAGTAGTGGTACATTTAAAGCAGATCAAACTCGCACCGTTGAAAATCTCGTAGACGGAGGAAACTTTTAAATGGCAAACACCCTAAGAATTAAAAGATCTACTGGATCGTCAGCACCTACTTCATTAGCTAACGCAGAACAAGCGTTTACAGAAGGAACTGAAACCCTGTTTATTGGTAAAGGAACGGGTGGTGCTGGAGGTTCAGCTACAAGTGTTATAAAAATTGGTGGTAAAGGTGCATTTTTTGATAAAGATACCGTAAGAAGTGCAAATGCAGTTTTATCTGGTCCTACTACTGGAAGTGACGCTGCTCCTACATTTAGAGCATTAGTAGCTGCTGATATTCCAACGATTGCACATACAAAAATATCTGACTTTGATACAGGAGTTAGAACAAATACTTTAAACCAAATGGCTGCTCCTACTGGTGCAGTTTCATTAAACTCCCAGAAGATAACAGGATTAGCAGATCCTACTGCTGATGCTGATGCTGCAAATAAAGGTTATGTGGATGGAGTCGCACAGGGATTAGATGTCAAAGATTCTGTGGTCGCCACAACTACTGCGAATGGTACACTATCTTCTGCGTTTGCTAATGGTCAATCTATAGATGGTGTTACTTTACAAACTGGTGATCGAATATTAATTAAGAACCAAAGTACAGCATCACAGAATGGTATTTATAATGTTCAAGCATCTGGAGCACCATCAAGAGCTACAGATATGGCTACAGGAGCTAATGCTGCTGGTGCTTTCGTCTTTGTAGAACAGGGAACAGTAAACGCAGAAAACGGATTTACCTGTACTTCTGATACTGGATCTGCTGTTGTTGGAACGAATAACCTAACATTTGCACAGTTCTCTGGTGCTGGTCAGATAATAGCTGGTGATGGTCTTGATAAATCTGGTAATACTTTATCTGTTGATCTGAAAGCTAATGGTGGTCTTGTAATTGAATCTACAGAAATTGCTGTAAAATTAGACGCTAGTTCAATCACTGGAACGCTTGCTATAGGAGATGGTGGAACAGGAGCTACAACAGCCACAGCAGCCCTTACAGCACTTGGTTTATCTAACTATGCAAAGACATTGATAGATGATGCGGATGCTGCTGCTGCCCGTACAACACTAGGATTAGGCAGTATTGCTACACAAGCTGCCAACTCTGTTGCAATAACAGGTGGTTCGATCACAAACCTAACAACATTTGATGGTATAACCGTTGACGGTGGTAGCTACTAATCTTAAGGAGGTTATAGCTCATGGCTAACGTAATAAAACATAAAAGAGGTTCTGGTAGCGATCCAGCAGCTAGTGATCTTGTTGTCGGTGAAGTAGCGATAAGAACTGATGTTGGTAAGTTATTTACCAAGATGGATAATGGATCTGTTTCTGAAATAGCTGGTGGTGGTAGCGATATTATTATCAATACACTTAGTTCATCTTCTGCAACTGGTGGAGGTAGTGCAACATTTAATGGATCGGCATATAGATTTACATTAAGCCAACCTCCTTCTGTATCAGCACAACAATTATTGGTAAGTATTAATGGTGTCATCCAAAAGCCAGTAGCAGGAACAGGTCAGCCAAGTGAAGGTTTCAGTGTTAGTGGTAATGATATTATCCTGGGTGACGCTCCAGCAACAGGAGCAGACTTTTTTATTCTTACATTTAAGAGTCTTGGAGTAAGTGAACCAGCAGACAATAGCGTTACGAGTGCCAAGATAGTAGATGGGGCGATTGTAAATGCTGATATAAACGCAAGTGCAAATATAACAGGCACAAAAATTTCTCCTAACTTTGGATCGCAAAATATATTAACTACAGGAAAATTAGGTGTAGGAACCACAAGTTTAAACAGTGTATTTCCTGTTACTATTCAAGCTCAATATCCAGGAATACAGTTTTTAGATGCACAGGGAACTGATAGTTTTGGAATAAATGCAGATGGTGGTGTTTTAAAATTACAAGTTGGCGTAGGAGGATCTGGGCCTACACAGATATTGCAAATAGCAACTGCTTCAACAACAATAACAAATAATTTAAACGTTAGTGCTGGTATTGACGTAACAGGAAATATCACTGCAACAGGAAGCCTATCTATTACAAGTGCTGCACCAGAAATATTTTTAACTGATTCTAATGCTAATTCAGACTTCAGTATTGTTGTTAATACTGGTCAATTTAGAATAAGGGATGAAACAAATAGTGCAAATAGACTTGCTGTTAACAGTGATGGTCACGTTGATATATATGAAAATTTAGAAGTTGGTGGAAATATAGAAATTAATAATGCACCACCTTGGAGTGTAGCTGGTGGTAATTACGCAAATATTTCTCTATCAGGCAACGATGGCTCTTCATCTGGTTTTATTTATATGGGTAGTGGTGCTGCTACTACTAATGCTGATTTTGATTTAGGTCGAATTAATTTTTTAAATAATACAACAATTACGGCTCAAATTACAGGTACTACACACACAAGTGCTAATGATGATGGAAGACTTGTTTTTTATACAAAAGAAACTGGTCAGACTATGGCAGAACGCCTCCGTATTACGTCTACTGAAGCTACTTTTAGTCAAAATATATTACTTGAGGGAGGTAGTGCACACGCATATCCACATATTAGATTACATTCAAGTGCTGCTAATGTAAGAAAATGGACTATCTATAATGGTCAAAGTTGGAATCCTGATGCACTATTAATTTATGATACAGATGCGGATTCTACAGCACTAACAATAGAAACTAATAAATTAGGTGTTAATAAAGGAGCAAGCAGTTTAACGGAGACTTTAGAAGTTGGTGGTAATGCCTCTATCACAGGAAACTTAAAAATAGCGACTTCTGGTAACGGTATTGACTTTAGTGCTGTATCTGATGGATCTAGATCCGTTTCTAGTAATTTATTAGAGGACTATGAAGAAGGCACTTTTATACCAACTTTAGGTTGGGGTTTAACCCCTACTACAGCAACAGGTCGTTATACAAAAGTAGGGCGTTTGGTAACTTACACACTTCAGTTAATCTGGCCGACAAACACTAATGGTAACTATGTTTTGATGGGCAGTTTACCGTTTAGCGGAATGGCTGGTGGTAATGCTGGTGGTGGTTTTATTAGATATACAAATTACAGCGGTGGAAGTGACCTTTCATTTCATCAAAATTCTAATAACACTATTACTATCTATAACGACAGTGGAACTACTATTACGAACCAAACACTTTCTGGTAAGAGAATTGATTTAGTTGGTTTTTACTATGTTGCCTAATAGACCGCAGCTACGTCTTAAAACTAAGCACCATAAACCTGTTAAGTCTGGAGGACTTTCCTAAATGGCATTATCTGAATCAATCGAATACGACAAAATAGAGGTCGTGGGCATCTATAAAGCGGTGCAGGTAAGAAAAGCGACAGTCATCAAAAAAGATGGTGTAGAACTTGCAAGATCTTTTGAAAGATATGTATTGCAAGCTGGTACGTTAGATGCTTCAGATAATTTAGTAGATACAGATTTATCAAGCGAACCAGCAGAAGTTTCAGTAATTTGTAATGCTGTATGGACTACTGATGTAAAAGCTGCGTGGAAAGCTAAACTAATAGCAGATAAGGTTGTATAAAAATGGCACTTACACAAGTCAGTACAGGTGGAGTAAAAGACGGCACTATATTAAATGCTGACTTAAATGCTAGTGCAGCAATAGCTGGAACGAAAATTTCTCCCTCATTTGGTAGCCAAAATATAAGTACTACAGGTACTACAAGTATTGGTGGAGCTACAAGTGTCGGTACTAAATTACATATTGAAAATGCCAGTGGTGATGCACATATTAGGTTACGAGGCAGTGCTAACTACGGTATTTTATTTACAAGACATTCTGATGCTGCGTTAACAGGATATGTAGGTAGTGGTAATGCTGTTAATTTAGGAACCTCAAATGTAGCTCTATCTGCACCTTTATCTGGCGGTGATATTATTTTCCAGACAAATGGAACTGCTGCTACTGATGAGAAGATGCGGATTCAAGATGATGGGAAAATTGGAGTAAATACCACCGCACCTTCAGAGTTGTTTACGATAAATGGAGCAGACCAATCAGCATTAATACGAACTTCAAATGCAGTTGGTACGGCTAAATTAAAATTTGAAGCAGACGGTACAAATTACGCTGGTATTGGGTTAGAAAATACAACTCTTGTTTTAAGATGCGGTAATAGTTCAAGTCCAAGTAGCCGTTTAAGACTAGGTGCGGATGGTGTTATAGTCTCTAGTGGTAATATGAGAGTTAATATAAGCACTGCTGTAGATGGAATATTAGGACAAGCATATAGTGGTTATTTTGGTCTAAAACACGCAGATCAAACTTTAAGTTCTGAGTACATGATCATTAGTAATGATACCGATACTTTTATTAGTTGTTCTGCTGGTTCTTCGGTAAGAATAAGACCAAGTGCCAATAACTCCTCACATGAATTACTTGTAACAACAAACATTACCTTAGCTAAAGGAGCTTTTGGTGCTGGTACAACAGCTATTGATCCTGATTCATATACTGATTATTCGGGTGGTTTTGGAAGTGTTGCTGATGGAAGTGGTTGGGGAGGAAGAGGATTGTGGATTCAAGCTGGCGGTATAGGTCGTGCTGCTGCAATAGCACATAACGGAGCTAATTTATATTTTGGAATACAAAATGGTAGTAATCAAAATACTATGGGTACTTATATGATGATTGAACCGACAGGTGATATAACTTTGGAAAAAGACTTAAGGTTTATTAGTAAAAGAATAAAAAGGGAAGGTTTTCAATATGGATATTTAGAAGGCGGTCAGAATAATATTGGTGCTAGCGATCAATATACAAATCCTATTTTTTCAATTGGTTCAGCCCATAGACCTACTGCTACTGCTTTAGTTGATATGTATGGAATTGGTTTTAGCCATGGTAATGCTTCCTTTACACCTACTGGTGCTGGGTGGGGGTTGTATGCGTGTGCTGATGGAGATACAAGAATATATTTGGATGCTTCAAATGCAAGAGTATATTTAGATTCAACCCTTGATAGCAATAATACAGATGCTATGTATTTAGCACCGACCACTGGTAATTATGGGTCAATTCAAATAAATGGAGGTACAACTGGAGGCTGGAAAGGGTATTCAATAGATGGTCATAGTGTATTTATGAGTAATGGTACTACTGCTGTTTCTAATTATATAGGTATATATGATGACAACGTAAATCAATGGGCATTGCTACATGCACGTACAGCTTGGGTACGGTTGTACTATGGAAGCGGTCTTAAACTTGAGACAACAAATGCAGGGGTATATATAACTGGTACATTAACTGCTTCAGGTACAAAATCATTTAGAATTTCTCATCCACTTAGTAATTTATCTGAAACAAAAGATCTTGTTCATGCTGCAATAGAAGGCCCACAGATGGATCTTATGTATCGTGGTAAAGTTGATTTAGTAAATGGTACAGCAACAGTTAATATTGACACTAAATCAGGTATGACAGAAGGTACATTTGATGTTTTAAACAGAGATGTGCAATGTTTTACTACAAATGAGACA